ATAGACATAGAAGGTATACGCCGTATTGTCTATCAGAGTAATTCTGGTTCCCTGATAACAGAATGGAAGCGCAACACCCGTGGCGCCACCGGAGCCAGCGGTATCAATTTCCACAAGACGGATATTGGCAGGAACAGACGTTGCTGTCGCTTGGTTGGTTCCAGCAGCCGTAATGGCATACTGATATGAATAGTTAGACCCGCCAGCCAAACCATTAAGCCATGTTCCATCCGTAAGGCCAGGACCAGTAGAAGGGATTGGCGGAATGCCAACCACAGCACAAGCAGTACCGATAAGACCGACGATAAATCCGCCGATCAACATATTGCCGATGACCTTGAACATGATGTTCTCCTGTTGTTCGGCGGTTAAATATAAGAATCCGTATCGCCCCGATAGTCGTACCCGCGCGTCCTGTTTCTGAGGAAGCGCGGCATAGAAAGCACACCCATTGCGGAATTTGCAAGCCTAATGGTGTTAAGTGCGTCTCTTGCGAGAGAATCCACGGTAGCGTCCGGTGGAAGCTGATATGAAGCCCTGAAACGCCTAGCCAAGCACCAATTTAAGGCCGCCTCGTATTCCGGGGGGAAATTAATGGCTTGGTTGATGCTCGCAAAGCGAGGCAATACCACTTTGAACCCGCAATGAATTTCGTATTGAGTAGGAAAAGGCACCGGCCAAGGAAAGAGCAAACCAACTGGCCATATCGGATCATAGAAAATTCTCCACGGTATTGTCCCAACCGTCTTGACTGTAATCCGACTATAATCCTCGTGTGACTGAATGATGTCCAACGGAATGTCAACCGGAAGCCCCGAACCGGCACTCCCCGTATAATTCAGAAACCGCAGGAACGCATATTCTAGTCTATCGGGACGCGGATTGATGTTTACCGTAGCGCCCTTGCCTACACTATAAGTCTGCGCTCCTGTGGTAACAAATGAGTAGTCCTGAATACGGTAAACAAGCCATCTTTTCCTAGCCCATTGAGCCAATAGCCAGTTGGCTTGTGTGAAGGCCCTATTCAGGATTGGCTGCTCTACCGCCTCATCAATGCCGACAACGCCAGCATCGACGAGGGCATTCGTCAAGAGTATCCCGCAAGTGTCAACCGGCAGTGCTGGTTCACTCGGGGGACCGCTCATTTATGCAGCCTTTTCAATTTCTTCTTTGATGCGCTCCACGCCCCAACGGCCGTCTACCTTAATACCATGGCTCTTAGCTTCCGCGACCCAAGCCGCGCGCTCTAACGCTGGTTCAATAATAACATTTTTGTTCTGTTCTTGTAGATGTTGGATATTTTGTTCCGAATATTTATCAGTCTGTGATTCGCGCTCAACCTCTACATCGGCGACGCTCAAGGCAGACTTGACTTCCTCCATTGCCCCATCATCGGCAGCAATCAGATTGACAGCTTCTTGGGTTTTCTTCCAGGCCTGGAAGGCCAAGAACTCGTCCCATTGCTTGGGATCAACCTTGTCTGGGGCAACATTACCGCCTTGCTTAAGAGCAGCCACAACCGCCGCCGTGACTTCCGGCAAAACGGTATTCAGCAAATCACGATTGGCTGCACTTTGCGCGATTGGAGTAGCAACAAATTCCTTGCCAGCTTCCGGCTTGCGGGGATCATAAGCCCGTTGCTTTGGTTTCGGAGTCGGCCGCCAATGAGTGTCGTCCTTCCAATCCCAGACGTATTTCTGACCAAATCTGGCCTGTTCGTCTGCTGTAGTCTCGCGATAACAAACACCTAGATCGGCGGCCTCATCCGCATCCTTGACAACACGCTCCTCCCCAGTCTCGTGATTATAGAGCCAAGCAGGCCAGAAATTGTTTTTGTATGACCGGTTGAAGTAGTGCCGGATTGATTTGATTTCCGACCAGTCGGGCATGACAGGTTTGGGAGGTGCGGGTGCCCAATTAATCTCAGTCCCGTCAGACAACAATACCTTGTTGCCCTCCCACTCTTTTGAAAGATCGGAGTTCATCAATACGCCAGCTTCTCTTTTAGACGGTAACACGAAGGCCATAGTATCTCCTATAAGAGTTTTCCTAATTCACGTGCAAATTCTATTGGGTCTTTGGCGTGTTTTCGTCCGTTACAGGTCGGACAAAGCCATTGTAAGTTTGAAATATCGTTTGAACCGCCGCGAGCAAGGGCCTGAATATGATCTAATTGTCTTTCCTCTTTAAGAGACGCAGGACAATAAATACAGGTAAAGTTTTGCTTTTCAAGCAACTCTCGTAATTGCTCTATAGTGTGAGAACCTGGGGCATTTCGTTGCCGCGCTTTGCGATCTCGTCTATGTTTGCGATGGAGTTCTCTGTCACCATTTGCATAGCGCAGACGATCTCTTTCGCGGACGGATTCTAAATTATTTAGACGGTATTGCCTATTATTCTCACGGTGCTTTTCAACATTCGCAAGACGATGCAATCTATCTGTTTCACGAATATGATCTGGATTTTCTGTTCTGTAACGCTCTAGCGTTTCCGCATGACACACCATACAAGTGCCATTAACCGTTTTACGGATAGCCGTATGACCGTGTTTACATGGTTTGCCAGTAAAATAAAATGCAAGCTTCCTTGCTTTAGCCTCTAGCCGTGTTATGATTTCAGTAGTCATCCGAATGCCTCCAGCATTCTTGGTGATCAGAGCCTCGGCAGTGTTGATAGCACCGTCGAGGCTCGTTCTTTTATCCCATTGTTATTATAATGTCAATTTAGCACACTACAACTATGGCGTGCTGTCAGCAACTTGTACCACCCATTCCGGGCGAGGCACACCGCTGCCGAACAAAATGTCAAGTCTATCAATGGGTTGATCCGTAGTCGGCTCGTAACAGACGAGGGACCGCATAGACAGCCTATCCCACTCATGCCGTGCCGCCGCAATGACGCCCTTCTCATTCGGCGGAATCCACAGCGGCGCAACAACCAGCGTGATTGCATCCGGTGCATATGCCAGATTCTCACGATAGGTCGTGCTGGCATTGGCAAACGGCGTAATGGTTGCTCCAGACGCCGGGGATGCAGTAACCGTCTGGTACTGCTGCGGGGTATAGGGAAGTCCCGCATACGGCGTAGAGTTGGCCGGTGGCACAATCGGCGGATAGAACGAGATAGACGTAGCATTGGCCGCCGCATTGGCCGTGGCAACAAACTGGGCGAGCGTCCCAAGAGACGCGAAGTTCACCCGGTTGACCGCATTGACACCCGAGATGGTAAACACGTCGCCGGCAACAATCGTGCCGCCTAGTGCACTAACAGTCAGGCTTTGTCCGGTCTGGTTCGCACCACTGACAGTCGCAGCCGTGAGAGTACCTGTCGTGTGTGAGATGACAGACTGATCTTCAAACAACCGGAACTGCAACGCCTCGTACATCATACCGGTGTTGTACTGCCGGCTGATGGACTCTACCGGATTGAACAAGCCACGGAGAGCCTGTTGGATGCGAGTGTCCGAACGGGGAGCAAGCACGCATTTACGCATACCCATCTCGCCGAAGTTCGGAGCAGAGTTTTCTTCCAAGATAGCCCGCGCAAGAGCAATCGGGCTGTCCGTGACAGGAAGAATGTTGTTGTTCGCATCCACGTTGGCAGTGATGTTGCGAACCGCAGTCGCCGTGTTGGTCATGACTTGGAGGGCGACGTTGGCAGCGAGAGCGTTAACCCTCGGCAGCACAATGCGCTCCATATAGTCGTCAATGTCCAACGTGGTTTCTGCGCTGGTGAACGCAACGTCAACGTGACGCTGTGTAGCAACAGCAAGCAAGAACTGTTGTTCCGTAGTGTCCTGAATCGAAATGCCAGGGCCGTCAGTAACCGTATATTGGTTTGCATATCGGATGCGGAGTTGCGCGCCAATGCGGGCACCTTCGATACCGAACTGCGATTCAAACTGACGGGAGATGTTTTGTATAAAATAGTTGGTATTCAAGAACATCCTAATAGAATAACGAGTTATCATCGAGGGTGTAAGTATATTATTAGCCATTGTAGTCTCCTATTGCTCCGCTATACTTGCCAATACTTTAAGATACTGGTTTTTATAGCGACGAATATTCGTTCCGTGTCCTTTCACGGATGTCTAGACAATGCTCAATTTGAGCGGAGCTTCGGAGATATTCCGAGCCCAGGACGGTGCCCGAGGCCGAAAACGGGTAAACCGTGAGAGTTATGCGCCCACGTTACGCAGCCAGAACATATGGCGATGAAACGGGATTTGATCCCGAAAATTAGTAGATAATTCCTCGTTCGCGATCCCAATCAATAGGATGCTTCTCGAACTTACTATGATTACAGGCATTACATAGCCCGCGTAAATTCCAAATATAATTTGAACCACCAAGAACAATCGGCAATATGTGATCTATGTGTCTATTTTCTTTGTTTCTAATAGAAACACCACAAACAGCACATTTCCATTGTTGCCATTCCAGCAATTCTATAATTTGCGTAGCCGTATGTGAACCCGGTGCCTTAGCGCGTCTGGCACGTTGGTTACGTGAATTAGCAGCTACTTTAATTGGATTTTTATGGCTCCAATCCCGATGATTTTTCCGAACACGCTCTCTGTTTTTCTTTGCCCATCGTGTTATTTGTTCAATTTTAGCTTCTGGATTTTCTCTATACCTCTGCATCACATGCTTGATTACACGGTCCGAATGTCTTGAATAATATTCATTATTCAATTTCTTTTTACATATCACACACGCGCCATCATACCAACGCTCGCATATGTGTCCGTGCTTACATGGTTTGCCGGTGAAATAAAATTTGAGGCCGCTTGCTAGCGCCTCTTTTCGTGTTATAATCTCTTTAGCCATCGGGTGTTCGCAGCACTCGTTTAGGTTAGGGTCCGCTTGGGTGGCTCAACACGCCCGCGCGGACCCGATTATATCGCCAAATCAATCAAGCGCAAGCCGCAGTATTAGGAATCTTAGCCTAATATACATTCGGACGGTCATTGCCTTTCGGCACGACCATAGCAGCCACAATAACGAATCAATCTTGTTCTTTCCACGGATTGGGACGACGACCTTTCCATCCAGGCAACTTGTGATAGGTTGTTTCGCTGGCCTTTTGCTTAAGTTTTTCTTCAAGTTGCCGTGTAAATTCGTCGTCGTCAATCTCATCTTTGTATTTATCGGCGGGCATTGCGCTTCTTTGCCATTTCTTGCCAACCTCTTTCAAATTCTTCTTCTGTTGAAGCATCACTGCGCCAATCAATCTCTTTATGCGTTGTCGGCTCAACTGGCGGGGCGGGAGGAGGAGCTTTGGAAACGACTTTCGGCGGCGCTTTCGGTTCTTCGACTTTCGGTTCGACTTTAGCGGTAGTGGCCGTAGCCATCTTGGTAAGCTCCACGATTCTTCGGTTGGGGTCCATTGATACTAAAGAAGCAGTTTTTTCCAAATCCTGAGCCAGACTGTTCAGGATTTCATGTGCCCTAGCAGAATCAACAGCCAGGACCTGCGCAATAAAAGGGTCACAATCAGCGCCCACGGCAGCCAATGCTCGTACCGTGTCATTAAACGAGGAACCATACTTTTCCATACCCCGTTGCTGGACTTGATTAACTTCCCGTTTGAATACGAGGTATTCGGCCCGGCGCTCGATTTCGGCTTCCTCGGTAGGGGCCGGAGGAGGGGCAGGATAGCGAGGCGACTCGGTTCGTTCCTCGGGCTTCTGTTGGGCAGACAACCGCTCTGCTAAAGCCCTTGCCTCTTGAGCCTCCCTGCGGGCTTGGGCTAGTTCATTCTCCAATTCCCTAGCCTTGCCCCTTAAACCCGCTACAACGGCCACTGGCACCATTTGCGGCTTAGGAGGTGTAGGTTCAGGGGTCGGCTCTGGAGGCGCCTCTACGGCCTCTACAGGGGGTGTAATAGGCTCAACAGGTGCTACTTGGACTTCTTCGCTCATGGTTCCTCAATGCTTCGTAATATCAGCTACGGTATTCTTCAATAACGCCCGGTAGTTAGGCTTCTTGCCGAATTTCTCTATGGTTTTGCGGTTTTCCTGCTTATCCCCCTCAAAAGCCTGAGTATTGGGGGCAAGCTGTATTCTAGTATCCTTTTCCTTGCCCTCCGCCATCATGGCGTTAAGCACGATGGCAAGGTGGATTTTGCGCTTGTCGGCCGGTTTTGTCTTGGGGTCGGCCAATTTGGCCGCATACATCTGGATTGCGGCTTCCAGAAAGTTCTTCCACTCGCTTGCCGCGAATTTATCCTCATCCGGCCAATTTATGCGGAACTTCTCAGACCGTTCCATGTTATGGAACTGACCGGCTATCTCCTTCGCGTCCTCGTACAGCATTTTAACGAGGCCGGCAGCTTCCTCATTGGATAGATGCTCGCCGTTAACTATTACGGTCATTTGTCCACATATGGTCTAGGGCTGAACCGCAAGTCCTTTGGCACCACAGGCTTTGGACCTGTCGGAGACCGGCCGGGGTTAACGCTCATATTCCCGAACTTGACACCGGCCCGCATGTCAAAATCGGTCGGGGGGTTAAGCGAGTCAACCCTGTCCGGCATACCCGTGGTCGGCATCGGCTGTGGCGTTACATTAGTGGCCATAATGCGCTCCTACTAATGGGCCGCTATAATTAAATTGCAGCCCCGGAATTGCTTTTTTCTTTTCCTCTATCAATTGCTCATTTACCGCAATTAGCTTCTGCTGCGTCTCGATCAAGGCTTGATAGACAGCAACTAATGATCTTTGTGTATCCTCGTAATCATTTGCAGCTTGATTAAGCGTCTCACGATCATCTCGGCTAATATTACTGTCCTTCGCTATAATCCGCACCAGATCGAACGAGTCTGACCGTTCGTTGAGAATGCGGTGAGTGGTAGCGAAAGCGGATTCGGTCATGTGTGTTCCCGAGCGGGTACTTTGAAGCCACTTATTATTAATAAGAAGGCAAATGTTCCCGATCTAGTACAAAGTTCATTTGCGCCTCTTTGATTTATCAACGCCCTTGATCTTACCCGCATTCTTGCTGGCGTAAAAGACTTCCTCGCCCTTCTTTGATCCGTATTCCTTGGTCATGTGGGATTTGATCTTCTTGCCCTTCTTTGTCAGCGGCATTACTGCGTTCCTTCAAATGGGTTGTTATCGACTGGCTGTGTCTTGAAGTGTGCAGCACCGCCAGCAACCAATCCGGCTAGGCCATATTTCTTGATGATGTCTACAAGCTGATCGTTGAAAACTACGAAGTTGCGCGTTCCTTCGCCGCTACCGCGCGATCCTTGGTCTAGGTATTTGATGCCGGGGATGCCTGCTTCATGTAAGGTTTGTGTTGCTGCTGTCTGTGAACCTAAAGAGGAAGTAAGTCGCGTATAAGCCGATTCCCCCGCCTGTCCCTCAGATAGCATTCTATCTACATCTTTTTGCGAAAGGTCGAATAAGGAATTGCCAGATTTTAATATCCACGGTGCAGCACTACCCGGCTTTACCTTACCGTTTCTGTTATCAACAATTGTAGCGCCGCCGCCCATATCCAACCCATCGGGGTTTAATTTTCCCTTGGGAAGAATACCCGAAAGAGCTTCCTGCACCTTCGGATGCTGCTCACTCAGCGGCTTATCCCAATCTAGAAAATGCTCTGGGTCGGCGTTGATGTTGACTTCGTACATTTTGCCAGGATCATAACTATTTATTGCCTGTATTTGTGGATGAGTATCCGGCAATTTCTGTCTAATTCGATTCTCTAAATCAGCCCTAGCAGCAATCTTGTCAAAGTTGTTTTGTTGCAGATAATATAAAGCTGTTTTTGCTTCTGGGCTATCATTCACATTTGCTAGTGTCGAAAGCCTGCCCTTGTATTCCTGTGCAACTGTCGGATTCTCCGCAAAGTACAACCCATGCCCATAAGCCTGCGCGCCCTCGCCCGTGCCAATCTTGGACAGGTCAAACTTGTCAAAGTCGTATGGCGAGCCATGAAAGGCGCGGATGCCTTGAGATGGTGCTAAATGTGGAGATGAAACCAATTGAGCACCAGAAACAGAAACAGTTGGTTTGTCTATCCGATAATCAACTCTTCCATTAGGAAATTCATCATCAATATTTAATAATTTGGGATCAATATTTGCCGCAACAGTATGATCCCCATATCCTGTTCCAGTTGAATGTGTCGAAAAATAAACCGATGGTTCGCCTCCAGAGACAATTTTATTCTGATCTATAATACTTTTGGCAGCATTTCTATTAGTGGCATGAAACAAAGTAACAGTGCCGTCAGGATTAAGAGGCAAATCATGCCCCCCTATATTAACCATCTTGGTTGCAGCCTTCTCAGCCATCCCCATCGCTGCTCTAGCGCCCTTCAATTCCGGCGCGACAACTCCCGCAGCAGCCATCAAGGCAAAGTTCTGTGCTTCCTCTGGTGTCATCTGCCCGCGTAAGGCCCTGGTCGCGTCTGTAATGCCCATCACATCACTGACTGAACTTGCCACTTGAGGGGGTAACGAGGTTATGTCCCGCATTATATTCGGCTGCTGTACCGTCTGTCCAGCCTTAGGTACAGGAGCAAATGGATTATGGTCAACCGGCTGGAGGGTATAAGCACCAGTCCCAAATGGATCACCCTCGACCGGCTCCAAGTCCATTAGTGAATAACCCTCATGAACTTACCAGGTCTAGCGTTGTCCGGTATGTAGTGGTGACCATCATGGGCTAATCTAGCTCCTATAGAGGTAGGATCAAACCCATTTGACTTGCCATTAGACTTACCATCGGACTCACCTTCTACATCAGGCTCGTTAGCCTGTTGTATCATATCGTAAATATGTTCGTGGCTTAACTTTGTAAGCTCATGCTCCATTTGAGCCTTCTGTTGAGGAGTAAGGTGCAACTTAGCAATGGCATCAATCAGCATCTTGCCCTTGTCAACTTCAACCCTAGCAGCCTCAATGTCCCGCTTCTCGTCCCGGCCCCGGATTTTCAGGTTGGCATCTGCTAGTTTGGTCATCAATTCGCTATTGAGGCCAATAAGACGTTGCTGCTGTTGCTGTAGAGCTAAGACAGCAGGTTCTACCTTATCATCGAACAGGTATGGTTTCGTTGCCTTGATTTCCTTTTGCAGTCTTTCCATGATCTTGTCCGCGCCAGGGAAGTCGCCGAACTTGAACAAAAGATCGCCAATAACTCCCACTAACCCGGTATTCTGTTGCAAGATCATAGTAAGAGCATTCCAGCCCTCTTGGCGTTGTGTAGCATAGTCCGGTCCAGGGTCGGAAACACATTCGTATTCACCGATTGAAGGGTTAAAAGCTAACTTAATCGCTTCCTCGTCCTCTTTCTGGTCTTTTAGCTCCTGAACAATCTCAGTTTGGTCTGGATCAATCATAATCCAGTATTTATCGTCATCGTCAGTCAGAATCTGCATCGTCCGTTGCGTATCGTAGATTTTCGGTATCAAATCGAGCAGTTGAACCCCGATAAAGCGGTCCATGTCGGACATGTGCTCGACGAAATGATAGGTGGCAACGTCCGCTTGTTCCTTCCTCTCATTAATCGCCTTACCGGAAACAGCGGATTGCCTGTCGTTTTCTCCCAATTGGGCCTGAAATTGCCCGGAAATCATCATCATTTGCCGTTCGGCATTCTGCATTGCAGTCTGATAGGCGGCATTCGGCTGTGCCGGGGGTAATCTCTGTGGAGCCTCAACCTTTTGCAGTGCCCCATCTGCCTCATCGTCAATATCGTTATAGATCAGAACCCCAAACTGATCGATATTTGCTGTTTTCCACTGTTCCTGGCCTTCAATCGCCCTAGCAGGGGCTACAAATGGGGATTTCGGCTGTAGCGCATTCATCTGCACGTCAGTGGAGGCACTGAAATTCAGCATCCTTTGGGCATCAATGAGCGGCCTTGTGTGTCCTTTACGGTCCAATGTAGCATCAATGACAAGTTCACGCCCGACACACCGGCATATAGGAATATATTTTCCCGCCCAGTCCCCGCGGTCAATGATGGTGTCTCCTGCAATAAGGAACCACTCGACTTGATCGTCATAGACTTTTCTTGTTCCGCCATCTATTCTCCCCTCTTTTATATCTTCCCTAAGAGCGTCATAAATTTCCTTGCCGCTTTCGTCCCGTATCTCCGAGGCGAGCTTCTCTACTTCATTACCCTGTTCGTCCTTGTACCAGATATATGTGTCCCTATTCTGTTTCTTCCTAAAGTACTTGGCAAGCATCAACTCTTTATCTGAAATCCAATTAGAGAAGGCACTATCAACAGGTGCAGTCCCTATCTTGTTCTTGAACTTTGGATATTTCCGGTTGAATTCCTTTCGGGGTATTCTCTCAAATACGAATCCAAAATTTGCATCAGAGCCATCCGGTTCCCTAATCCATGGGTCAAGGTAGACCGCCGTAGGATCGCGCGAAGCCTTGAGGTAAATATCTTGATTTCGCGATCTGTTGGACACATAGGACGTTTCGATGAGCATGTATCCGATACCGCCATCGACTTGCTGCTCACAAACCTTTCTCCTTTGTGTGGAGCCTTTGGAAATGTATTGAATACGCCGGATAATCGACTGCATCACCTCTGCGGATTTATATGTTGCCTTACCACCAGTAGGTCTGACTTTTACCCCAAACCCGTTCTTGGACATCTCATTGATGATGATGTCGTTATGCGTCCTAGTTTTGTTAATTGTAAGGCAGGGCATATCGTTGCCGTCTGCCGTCCTATCCTGATAAATCTTGGTTGGCCACTGCCAGGCATTTCTGGCATCCCCATTAGCGAACTTAATGTCCTCCCTAGTTCTGTCATCCTCAACACCCTGCCACTCATTGCAGGCTTTCCAGCGTTCTACAGCTTCCTGTACTATCCCTTCGTCACCGGGTAATCTGGATGAGTCGTCGTCAGTATCGAACTGCATCTACTTTGCTCAAATAAATTCTGCAAGCAAGACCATGAAATTTTTGCCAAGCCCACCATTCAAATGTCATTTTTTCATATGGGCATAGTCTTGGATCATCACCACGCAATCCAGCAGCAAAACCTTCCCCATATGCGTTCCATATTTCCATTAACGTTTCATCCAGCCCGACCCACGATTAGGCGTAACGTCAATGGTTTTTAG